TAGTGAAGGAGAGACAACTATCTCAGTATCATCCAATTGCGATAGTATTGAGATTATGGACTCATCACTATATCTTAATGACGAGGCTGGTCACGCTCAATCTGATTTTTCTGACTACAGATTCATTAGAATGAAAACACCATCAGGCAGACTTTACTATTTCTCATCAGTTGACTTTGAGGACATTGTTATTGATGAAATAATTCAGCCAGCTAGTTCTGGAGTAAACACTTTCTATTATGTGTTTGATGAGGATATAGATACTGATGGGGTTTATGAGTTTACAATGTGCAACTATCCTACTTGGAATGACACATCTGATTACTCAAACGAACAAGAAACAATCGTGTTTTACAATGGTGAACTCTATAGAGCTTTGCTTCCATCTCAGGGTGTTATACCTCAGAATGATGCAACTGGTTCTTGGGAACTTTATGAGCTTACCAATCCAGAAGATGAATACACGAGTAGGTACTGTACTTGCGCTAAAATTGCTGTCTTATGTTTAACTACATACGACTGCTATGAGAAGATGGTGCGAGATGCTTACTGTAAAATTGATACAGACTACTGTAATGATGATTTGCTTTGCGACAACAAGACTCTTCTTGAAACTGTAAAGCTAAGAATACTTATAGATTCTGTTGAGTTTGGCGTTAATAATAACGCTTGGGAAGAAGTTGAGAATCATTTTGTGTTAATTACTAATATTTGCGGATGTTGTTAGAAGCTGAACAAGAAGTTGCGAAAGCGAAAATATCTAAAGATGTTAGCGATTTAGCCAAAAAAGAAGTTTTCGGCTACAAGACAAAATCTAATTGGAATGACGTACTTTGTAAGTACTTGATAATTGATATGTTTAACTGTTCTGGAGGCGAAACACTTAATAAGTGTGACATTGACTGCTTAAATGGCAAGCTTTCTTCAGGACTCCAAAATATTTGTTGCTAATGCCACTTTTTAAATGTAGAAACTATAAGAGTCCTAAACAGTTAGGATTAAGAATTTGTACTTCCGACATACCTTGCTATGACGGACAGGGATTCGAGTGTATTGAATTACCATCAAATCCTTCATTAAACCAAGTGTTGAAAGCAATTGACCTTGAGTTTTGTGCTCTTCTTGAGTTAATTAATAATATTGCTCTACCTAATGAGCCTTGGGAGAATCTTGTTGATGGACTTAATGTAATATCAAAACAATTCCAAGGAAAAGAAGGAACTACTCTTGTTGGAGATGAATCAAGTATTCAAGTAAGAGGAAACTATCACGTACTTTCTCCAAATGCAATAGCAGTTGGCGGAACTATAGATTTAACAGTAGATATTGACCCTACAGCAGAAGATTATGATGGAGGAGGATTCCAGATTGATTTAGCTTACGAGGCTATTGAGAGTGCGATTGGCGGTTGGTTTAATCCAGATTTGAAGATACATAGTAACGGGCAATTTAGTAACGTTTCTCCTACATCTGTTTTATATACAGCACCTTCTGGTAGCGAGGGATATTTTTCTGGACACGCTGTTTATGGTTCAACCCCTGCTGTTACTCCAGATAACGAAATTCAATTTTTTAATATTTTTAAGTTCACTGAAGCTGGACAACATAGTTTAACAATTTTCTTCAATGCTGTAATTGGCATTAGAGAGCAATCATAACAAAATGGCACAACAATTTTATATATCTAACGGAGTTGATGTTAATGCTGGATGGGCGGCTCATATTGCTGTTAGCGTTGACGGAAACAAATGGGAAACAATACCTAAAGAAGGCTTAAAAGTTTCTCCTGTTACCAGTAAAGGTAATACATCTTCTCCTTTAAGAAATAAGGAAAAGAAATGTAGAATAGAAATTACAAGAACTGGGGAAGATTTTCCAGTGGTATCTTTTGATGTAGAGAATGTAGCAAACCAACCAACTTGGCTAGCTGGAGCAACAAACATTGACAAATGTATGCTTGCTGTTGCTGATATTACAACTTGGCTTGGAGAATGTTGTGCATCTGGAGCTGCTGGTGGTGGATTGGCTACTGAGGCAAAGCAAGACGCCATGATTGCCGAGTTGATGAAAATGATTGACTGGGAGGTTTATTGCGTTAAAGATATTGTCACTGAGGTTATTTACCTCATGGACATCACAAAAAATGAATCAACTGGTGCTATAACGATTGTTTATCGTGACGCTACTGGAGCAGTTGTAGTTCCTCCAAATCCAAGTGATTTGAGAGTTTGTGACTCTTCTGCGATTATGACTGATATTCTTGCTGAGTTACAGCTTCAGTCTGGAATTCTACAAGATATTGATGATAATACTGATGACCTAGAATCAATTGCAACAAGCTCACTTACTGAGTTGCAAGCAATTAACTTAAATACTGATGGTATTGAGGCTCTTCTTACCGCTGGAAATGTTAACACAGCAGCAATAAACACAGAGCTTCAAGGTCAAACAATTCAACTGAACACTATTATTGCTGGACTAGGAACTGTCAACACTAACTTGACTACACTTATTACAGCTGTTCAAACCGCTGATACTAATAACCAAGCTGGACATACTGCTACTCAGGCAGAACTTGTTACTATTCAGGGTCAAATAACTACAGCTATTGCTGCTTTAAATGCTATTGACGCTAATACAGCTCCACTTGAAGCATCTCTCACTGCTATTGAGAACGCTATAAATACTCAATCAGCTTTACAAATTACAGAGCTTCAAACGATTGTTACAAACACTCAGAATACGGTTACAGAGCTTCAAACGATTGTTACTCAGTTAACAAGTATTGAAGGTCAGCTTACTGGAACAGAGGTGACAACTAGATTGAATATTTCTGGAGTTGCTGCTACAGTTGTAGCTCCTGCGACTTATAAAGCAATGCAATTGATAGTTACTTCTGGAACTGTTTCGGATGGTGTTATCTCATATCCAGTTGGAACTTATGAAGATACTACTTTTGCTAACAAAACATTAGGTGGCGTAACGTTCAATGCAACGGGAGCTACTGCATACTTAAAATTACAAGCATAATGGGATTTAGAGGGAACATAGCTGCACAAGATAAAGTCTCAAACACGTTGTTTGTTGACGCAACTTACGGTGATGACAATACGGGAGAAAGAGAAAATAAGCTTTTCCCTTACCAGACTATACAGGCAGCTGTTAATGACGCTGTAGATGGTGATGAAATAGTTGTTTCTGGTTCTTTTACCACTGTAGCTGAAATTCTTGTAAACAATAAGAGGGTTAGATTTAACTTTTTGAAAGGTTCTTCTATTGAGTGTACTGCTCCTGTAAATATGTTTAGAACTTTAGGAGGTGGAGGATTCATAGAAATTCATGGACGTGGAGAATTTTACAATAGTAATGCTACCCCAACTGGGGCTGTTAGAGTCTTTAATGCTGCTTGTGAGATATTCGGAGCAAGAGAAATTAGAAGTGAAAACGGAGCTTTGGTTGGCGGAGGATGGCTAAACATAAGAAATGTTGATTTTATGTGGTCAACAGGACAAACAATTTATGTTTTTAACAACCCTGCTCATGATGGAGTTACTGGAGGTGTTATTGAAAACGTAAATATTGGAAGCAGAGATACACCTATTACTGTTGGAATATCAGCTTCAACTGTTGGTGCTACAGACCAGCAACTTGTCTTAAAAAATGTAAATGTTGTTGGAGAAAGCGTTATTGGTACAGCTTGCCTTCAGTCTTCTACTGGTGCTGAGAACCTTACATGGAAAGCTTTTAATTGTCAATTTATTGCTTTAGACAGACAAAGAGTTACAACGTTTGGCGTGAATGGTAGATTTGAATTTACTGATTGTTACTTTGAGCAAAATGCTGATTTAGCTGGAATAACAATTACCACTGGTCAAACATGGAAGTTTACAGATTGTAGAATTAAAGGCAACGGAACTCAAGTTCTTATCTTTAATAATAATTCAACAGGCAAGTGCTACTTCTTTGGAATTAATCAGATTGAAAATGTACTTGGTTCAGTAACAATGTCTGGTCAACTTGACAGAAATTATGACAATTACGGAACTCTTTTAATGAATAAGCCTACCCAATCGGCAGCAACTCAATACTGGGATTTCACTGGCATAGCTGAACCTCCTACTGTTGGAGATGTTTTTACAATTACTGCAAATGATGGAGAAACTGCTTCTTACACTGTTCAGTTGGGAGATACTGAGTTTGATGTTTGGACTGGTCTATCAAATGCTATCGCTGTAAAAGCTGCTGAATTGCCAGAAAATGATTTTGCAAACTGGTCTGTTCAGATATTTGGTGTAAGCCCATACACAATGAGATTGAGAACTGTAGACCCAGATGACAACTATGATATAGCAGAGGGTGAGTCTTGGACTTTTAGCACTACTGGAGGAGACCCAATAAACACTCCTGTATCTGCAAATAATGGTGGTGTTGCCATCAATGGAGGACAAGTAATAGTAGATGAAAATTTAATTGTAAACTAATGCCAACAATAAGAGAACAACTATTAGCAACTATTTATCCTAAAGTTTCTCCGAGACTTGAGGGAAATAATGCAAAAGAAGAGTTTCACAATAGATTTCTTATCCGTGATGATGAGATTCAAACCATTGTGTCTATACTATCTGGTAATCCTTTCTCTGACTTATTCTACAATGTAGAGACAGATAAGTGGTTAAGGTGGGATTTAGAGCTAAATTCATTGGTTGACTTTGCTGGCGAGCTTTACCTTGCTATTGATTTTCAAGAGAACTTTGAAGGCGGTGTTTTGCCAGCTGGATGGACTGTTGTAAATGGTGGGGAAAACGATTGGAATGTTGGAACTGCTGCTGCATCAGAAGGAACAAATGGGTTATACATTTCAAATGATGCTGGTGTCTCAAACGTCTATTCAAGTATTGGAGCTGGATTAGACGTTTCTCATGTTTATGTAGATATTGCTCTTCCAGTTGCTTCAAATCAATTGATTCTTGAATTTGATTGGAGGTGTGAAGCAGAGGTTGGATTTGATTGGGGCTCTGTTTACAAAACATTACCAGCTTTTACTCCAACGGCAAATGTGGAAAATCCAGCAATAGACCAGATTGGTCAATCCGAATACAACAATCAATCAGTGTTTGATACTGAGCGAATTAACTTACCATTGGTTGATGGTGGAACTACAAAGAGATTTATTTGGAGCTGGAGAAACGACACAACAGTTGAGAATCAACCCCCAATGGCAATTGATAACGTTAAAATATTATTTGGATAATGGATAAGTTTGTAAAAGAAATATCGACCAACAAATACAAATGCATCTCTCAGGCTGATTTTGATGCTGACCCATCACTTTATATTGATAGAAGTGATAGACCTCATTATATACTCAACCATTATAAGGAAACAGGTCGTTCTTACTGGCAAGTTAGATACAAGGTTAAAGAGCTTGTGGATAACTCCGCTGGTGGTTTCAATGACTTTAACTCGGTAGACAAGGATGCTTTGTGTTTATTCTCTTATGGAGACAGAAATGCAATTGTAACACACTATGCTACAACAATGGGTCTCTCTGTTGATGATGCCAAAGGATTAATGGTTCTTAGAGAGGCGGAAAACATTGCAAAACTTTCTCTTGATGCAAAAGTTATCGCTGCTTCACCTAAAATGATGGTAATAGGGGTTAAATACCTTACACTTGTTGATATTGATGGAAATGTTGACTCTACACAAGCCTACAGTCTTACTGAGGCTATCAATGACTTTAAGAAGCAATATGAAGATTATGGTGTTCTTGGTCTTGAATATGGAGATGAGCATGAAGGAATAATGGATTACTTCGAGAGTACTAACAGCTACTCTAGTGGAGGTCTAAAAAATTATACTTTTAATCCAGATGTTGTTGCTGCTGCTGGTTCTGAAGAGAACGCTAGATTAGCAATGGTGGCTGAATTACAGGAATTATTTGTAAAAGGAAACATTTAATCATGGCAAAAGAAGAAAGAGATAAATACGACTTGAAAACATTGGCTTGGAAACAAAAGCTAATTGGTGCTGATATTGTTGATGAGGATGGTGTGTCTCACGAAATTGAAGACTATTATTTTGATGATGCAACAAATGAATTTCATTTTGAATTTACTGATGGTACTTCATCATCTTTCAGTTCAAAAAGAAAGTATGTCGTTAAAATCGAGTCTTCTTACAAAAGCATTAAGTCGAAGAAAAAAATCATTAAAGCTAAAAAGAGTAGGTCATGATGCAGGAGATTAAAGATTATTTTTTGGCAGCAGTCGGTGTTGCTGTTACGTTTTTGTCTCCGATAGCAGGGATAATGTTTTTAGTTGGTTGTGCAATCATGCTAGATACTGTAACTGGTTTGTGGAAATCAAAAAAGAAAGGAGTTAAGATTACCTCAAAAGGTCTTCAGTCTTTAGTGGCTAAGATGTTTTTCTATGAGGGTGTTATAATCTTGCTTTTCATGCTCGATAAGTTCATAATGAATGATATTATTATGCTGATATGGGATAAGATTCCATTTGCACTCACAAAGACAGTTGCTTTAGTTCTTCTTTGGATTGAGCTTTTATCAATAAATGAGAACTACGAGGAAGTTAAAGGAATTAGCATTATAGCTAGAGTAAAGAAATTCGTTGGAATTGTAAAAAAAGTGAAAGATGAAATCTCTGATTTTAAGGGCGAGAGCAATGAAGAAGAAACTCCTGAAGAAGATTCTGAAGGGGAGGCTTAAGGAACAAAAAATTCCCAATATGTCAAAATATTTCTGGATAATAGACTTAGGTCATGGCGGAGTAGAAAATGGTGTTTACAAAACCGCTGGTAAACGTGCTTATTTTAAGGACGGAGAGTTAATGGACGTAAAAACTCTTGGAGTTGATTATTGTGAAAAAAACTGCGATTTCAAGTATTACGAGGGTGAAGGAAACAGAGTGATTGGTGCTAAACTAGAAAAAGAACTCAAAAAACACGGTATCAGGTATGAGTTTACTGTTGACCCAGATGACCCAGACGATATTCCTTTAAGACTTAGGTCTAATTTTATAAATGATATTGATTTGCCAGATTCAGAGAAAAAGGTTATATCAATTCACTCTAATGGAGTTAGGTATGGTCTTAGAAAAGCAAAAGGTTATCAGTGCCATGTGTACAAGAATCCTAAAACTGGGAACTCAAGTAGCGGCTCTTTAAAACTTGCTGAAATTGCAATAGAAGAATTCTCTAAAGAGTTTCCGAAAGTAAGACTTAGGGCGGAAAATGGTCTTAAGAGAAATAATCTTCACATGACTAGAGAACCAGAGTGTAATGCTATATTGTTGGAGAACTTATTTCATACTAACTATAATGAATGTTCTGAAATTCTCATGAAAGATGAAGGTCAGAACAAAATAGTTTCGTATATTGTACGTACAATTCTTAGATACGAAAAAGAAGGATAATGGCTAGGAACGGATTAGCGGGTAAAAAGAGAGGTAAGAGTAGGTCTGCTAGATACTACCAAGAAAACCCTAGAGCTAGAAAGAAAAAAGCTAAGTATGATACCGCTTATCATTCAACGCCTAGACGTAAAAAATACAGAGCAGTTTTACAAGCGATAAACAGAAAGAAGGGTACTCATGGTAACCATGACAACATGGATGAGGCTCATCAGTCTAAAAACAATACCAAAAAAGAGCATTATTCAAAGAATAGAAAAGCATTAAAGAAGTTTTTTAAATAAAGTAAAGATGAAGAACAGAGAAGCAATCAATTTATTTAAGTTTTTGACAGCATTTCAAGACGCTGGCATCACTTTAGAGATTAAAGAGTGGAAAGCACTCTCAAGAAACAGAAAGAAGCTTGAAGAAGCTGTAAAAGCGATTGACGACGCAAGACGAGAACTCGTTAAGAAGTTTTCTTCTAATGATGAAGATGCTGAAGTTATCAAGGTCGACGAAGCAAATTTTGATGCATTTGAAAAAGAATACATTGATTTGATTGAGCAAACAATTGACCTTGAGCTAGAAACTATCAGTTTAGCCAACTTAGGAGACAAGATGAACTCCGTTGTTGGAATCTGGGAGTTCATGGATTACATGGTCTCTAAATAACATTTTTTTTATGAGTAAAAAAGAATTAGGTCTCTCCATAAAGGAGAGGGTGCTATACCTACGCTCTAATTATGAGCACACTGAAGGTGAAATTATAAGAATAATCAACTCGGAATTCTTTAGCGGAACTCAGAAAGATTACGAAAAGACCAGAAGCAGGGTTAGGTATGCGCTAGGAACTAAATACAAGAAAAAAATGTCTCAAAAGGAGAATAGGAATAAAGGAAACGTGAACACAAACTCTAAGAAAGAGAAGTTTGTGCTGTCTGCTTGGAATCAAGATGATGGCAGAATAATGGATATTGACGAGTACTGTGAGCACTACGGTCTGCCAAAAGAAGACATAAAAGACAGGAAGCTTGTTACTCACACTGGAGTTCCTTATTGGAATATCCACTGGAAGAACTCGAAACTTCACCCGTTAAGTCTTATAGATGAAGAATTAATAGAAAGGGTTGCAAAGAAACATATAAAGCCAGTAAAATACACAATACCAAAGGGATACGAAAGATTCAACAGAGTATTGAGAGCTATTTATACAGATGTCCATATTGGAATGAGTCCGAATCCAGATGGGCATTCTTTGTTTGGTGGAGTATGGAACAAAGAGGAGATATTATCTCGCATGGAAGAAATGGCTGAGAAGATTGTAAACAAAGCCATGAGTGAAGATGTTAGAATCTTATTTGTTGATGAGCTTGGTGATTTTATGGATGGTTGGAAAGGTAAGACTGTTAGACAGGAACATGACATTCCACAGAATATGACCACAGAAGAAGCTTTTGACTTAGGTGTTGAATTTAAGGTAAGACTTGCTGACATTTTAGTTGATAGTGGTCAGTTTGAGAGCATAGTTTTCAATAACATTTGCAATGACAACCATGCTGGAACTTTCGGTTACGTTGTTAACTCAACAGTTAAATCAATACTTGACTTGAAGTATCCTAAGTTGGTGGCTGTCAGAAACATGCGTAAGTTTATCAATCACTATGTAGTAGGTGAACATGCTTTCATCCTATCTCATGGAAAAGACGATAAGCACTTGAAGTTTGGTTTCAAGCCTATAATGGACTCAAATCAAGCTGCCAAGATTGACCAGTACATCAAGGAGAATGACTTATACAGAGAGGCAAAACATTTTGAATTCTCTAAAGGTGATTCACACCAAATGTTGTTTGATTATTCGACTTCGGATGATTTCAACTATATGAACTATCCTGCATTCTCTCCGTCTTCAGATTGGGTTCAGACCAACTACAAGAAAGGAAGAAGCGGATTTGTTATTCAGGTGTTTTCTCCAGATGATGAAGATATTGACGTATTCCCTACAACCTTTAAATGGAAAAAGTGATGGGTTGCTGTGGGAAAAGTAAAAATAAGAAACCTAATGAGCTGGCTGTAGTAAAAAAACGGTCAGCTCAGTCTGTTGGTTTCGCAGCTAAGAAAAAAACAAGTAGAAATGGTAAAAGAAGCTCTTAAAAAACTGGTTGATTATGGAATGTTAATCATAGCTATGGTTCTTGCTTTGCTATACATGAAGCAATGTCAAGATAATGCTACATTGGAGGAAAACCTTAAGGTTGAAATTGATAATGTTAGGCAATATGAAAGCCTAAAAGGTGAAATCATTGATTACAATGATGCAATGGACACTAGATTTAAGGATTTGGAGCTTTATAATGAGGAGTTGAAGCAAGAAATAAAGAACATGCGTATCAAGAATCCAGAAGTTGTGATTCGTACAACTACAGAGCTTAGAATTGATACAATTTATGTTCCTTTTACTGATACACTTCCTTGTGATGATTTTGTCAAGAAGATTGACATTGATAGCACTTGGTATGATATTAATATGACTCTCAAAAAGGAGAGCTTAATGATTGACAGTATGAAGTTCCCTAATGAGAGCATAGTTACTGTTGGTGAAAAGAAGAATGGAATCTTCAAAAAGAATGAATACGTGGTTGCTGTAAAGAATACCAACCCGTATATTGAAACAGATACGCTAGAAACCTACACGTTTAAAAAGGACAAGAAGTTCTTTGAACGTCCTTCTGTATGGGCTGTAATCTCAGCCGTAGGAACTTTTACTCTCGTTAAGTTAATCGAAAAATAGCTCTTGATACTTGAGCAGCGCATAGAGAGTATACTATATACCACCCTACATAAGGGATAAGACTAATCCCAAGACAAATAGGAAAAGCCCAAAAGCCGAAGCATAATGGGCAATTAAATAGTTTGTGTAGTCTTCTGTTGTTATTTATGAATTTAAGCTTTCTAAGCCATTCAAAAATATATGACTTGGTTACAATGTAAGAAAGTCCAGAAGCACCTAGAATTAAGAATAAAATCTCGCTAGTAGTCGGATTCATCTTTGTCCATCTTTGGAGTACTCTTATGAGATTCCATTGCTTTGTTGTACTTCATTTCAGAATCATAGATAGCGTCAAGTTTTGCAATTGCCTTTGACCCTTCTGTGAACACTTCTTTCTTGTTTCCAACATAGCTAAAACCATCATAAGCATCAGCAGATTTAACACACTTGTCGTATGTTACTAGGTATCCGCCTTTTACTTTCTCCAGTTTACCGTTTTTGTAGTAAGCCATGATTATACGATTGTTTCAATTTCTTCGATTGTCATTTTGGCTTCAAGATTGTACTTAGCGCAAACCTTGTTTAAAGTCCCGTACACATGGTTTCCTTTACCATTTTCCGCACTCTTTAAGATTTGAGGAGAACATCCGATAGCCTCTGCGAACTCTTCTTGAGATAAACCCTCTCTACTTCTAAATAAGGCAATTACCTCACCCATGTCTTCTTTACTCATTGAGCCTTCCGCCCAAAACTTCTCTTTTACTTCACTCATGTTAAATCAATTAAATCAAATAGTTCATCAATTTTTTCTGTTTCAACCATAGCAGTAAACTGCTTACCGCTTCCTTTTAGAACGATACCAGTTCCTTCAACTTCTCCGTCGTCGTCTTCCCACTCTCTATGTGTTGAAATATCGCTAACAGCGATTCTTTGGATTTTGCCACTCTTTGTTCTTACTTTAATGGCTTTTGGCTTGTCACTCATCTTATAATTTTTTAGATAAGACAAATATAACAAAAAATAAGCGAAAACCCAAACGACATTTAAGCATTTGGGTATCACTTATATATTGGAAAACATATATTCTTAGAATGGAAGGTCGTCGTCTCCTTCTACTACGGTATTTTTGGGTTCTTCTAACTTCTTGTTATTCTCCCCCTTTGACTTTCCCCACTTAGCTCTTGCTTCGTCGGCATCAGTAAGAGAGCCGCTTAAGTAAGTAGTTCCTTTTTGGCTTTCTTTAACCCAGCATGAAACGAAAAACTCTTTTCCGTCTGCGTCGTACATCTTTCCAGTATAATCTGGATGTGTTTCCTTTGTCTTTTTTTCGTTCTCGAATAAGATTATCGAATTCGGTAAAACTTCTCTTTTATCACTCATTTTTTGTTCTTAATTTATTTACAAACTCTAAAACTTCCTTTTTATTTTTAAGCCAAACTATCTGAAAATCAGCTCCCTCTTGTAGTTTTTTGTATCCGAGCATCTTATACTTCAGTTTAGCTGTTTCTGTTGCATACCCTTTTGTGTCAAGATAAATTATGGAATTTTCATCTTTAATCACAAAGTCAACTATTGTTGAGCATTTGCGTATAGCTTTTCCATTTATTCTGTGACTGGGTATTAATTCGATTGGTACTTGGAACTCGAAATCTATATTGTATCCTTTCATTAATTGATAAGCATACATTTCAAGCTTGCTGTCAAACTTCACTCCCCCAAACTCAATCTTCTTGTTGCCGTACTTTGTTCTTTTCATCAAGGTATTCTGCAAAAGTTCTTTCTCCTATTATATCTTGGTCAAGTTCTATATCAATCACTTCGTACATGTTTTCTTGTCTTTTCTTAAGAAACTTGTCTCTTCCGAAGATTTCTCTATAAACTCTCCCCAAATATAAGGAATTATCCTTAATAAAGAAAATATCTTGCTCTTTTGCCTCGACTATAACTTTTACGGCAACTCTGACATCACGCTTGTTTTTTTTGTGTCTCAGAGTCCAAGTACTAAATCGAATAGGTCTTTTAGTATTCACTTTCTTGTTTTTCCTCAATCCAGTGCATATCACCATCAATGGAAACTCCAAATCTAGTGTCATCAAGACCGTTTCTCTGTTCGATAAGCCTTACCTTATCTTTGAAGTAGTCTGCTAAGAACTCGAATCTCTCGAACATTCTCCAGTCTTTCTTCGTAAGATTAGCTTGGATTATCTCCTTCATCTTCGCTTCTCTCTCCTCGTATTTTTTCTCTAAGATTTCTTTCATCTCATGGTCTAAATACTTTTCTGCGAGTTTTTTCTCGTAGTATTTCTTGAAGATTGCATCAAGGTCTGGTTTTGAGTAATTCTCACTCTTTAGAACCTTTCCAAGTGGCTTTTCTTCGTCAAGAACACCGTTCTCTCCATTGATGATTGGATTTCCGTCCTCATCAAGCTTAGACATGTTAGACCTGTGAATCTCTTCAAAAATATCTCCAATGATATGCTGCATACCGTGAGAAACAATAGTTCCCAATAGTATGTAAAGCTTATCTCCTAGTGCGTCAGCAACACCAATGATGTCACTTTCCTCACAAGCTTCTAAATATTCTTGATTCTCCTCTTCCATTAAGGCATGTCTTACTTTAAAGTCTGCCTCCATTAGTAGTGATGGGTCATCATTTCTAACACATCCAAATTTTTTGTGGAACTTGTCCACCATTCTTAATCCTTTAGTCATAGTTTATAGTTTTAGGCTTCAGTACCTCCTTTGCCCATAAATTGCTTTAATCTTGACATTTCTGCTTGTTCTTTCATGTCCTTTGCAACCTCTTCAACTGAACGACCAGTCATTTTAGCTGTCTTTCTGATAACTAGGTTGTCTGCTAACATGAACATCAATGATTCAAACTCTGGGTCATTACTAGCCCATTGTAGCATCACATTTACAATCATGTCCGAACGACCAGCAATGTCTGTTGAGAAAATAACATCTTCCCCATCTTTTTTTGCTTGTATTCTAAAGAACGCTTCATTATTCACGTCAATCTTATCTAGGTCAACGCTAGTTCTTTTTTTCTTTTTCTTTCCAAACTTAAAAATTCTCATAATCAATCTTCATTTTCTTCCCCTAAATAAAGAGGGGATGCGTTAATATTTGCTTTTTCATTGTCCACGTCCATCACATATATTTCTATTGGCTCTGGATTTGGGAATCTTTTTCTCATTTCTGCCGCTTTAATAAGGTCATCAGTGCATCCATAAAAAACTCCTCCTTCTTTATGAACTAAAATATAAACTCTTTTCATATCTAAAAAGGTAAATCGTCATCATCAAAATCCGTATTTGGTTGGATACCTGATGACATTGGCATCTCTATTTGCTCCGTATCTTCTTGGAGCATGTTCTCATTTCTAATCTTTAAAACTCTTGGCAGCTCTGGATTCATTGTGTCTGCTTCAGCAGGCTCAAATCTATTGTTTAGCATGTTGTACTTAAATGTACACATACCAACCTCTCCTAAGTTTCTGTATTTGACTTTCTGCATATAGAAGTAAGTCATATTCTCCTTAAAGTTCCTGTATATACATATTCCCATGTCTGCCTTGTTGAAGAAGTTTGAACTCCCCGCAATATCGTATAGCGTTGGAACTTCATGAAGTCCTGCATTCTCACCACTCTGTTGCTTCTGCATCTTTTTTGGGTGAGCAACTAAGAAAACTGCAACATCATTTATTTGCTTCCAAAGAGTTATCTTGTTTAGCGCATCTTCTACGTACTGTGTCTCACTTTTATTACCAAAGTCATGAGAAATAGTATTCCAAGGGTCTATTGTAAGACCTTTTATACCATGTCTAAGTACCAGATTCCTAGATATTTCTAGTATGTTATCTAAAGTATACATTTCATCTTTAGGTCTTATAAAGAAAAAATGTTCTCTGATGAAATCAATAGCTTTCCTTAGCTGTTGTATACTCATCCTCTCGCTAGAGCCATCAAAGAATGGTTTTCCTACAAGAAGCTCTGCGTACTTGTAAATCATATACTTAACTGGAAAGTGCTCTGGACTGAACACAGCGAACTTCCATCCTTTAGTGGCGGCAAGGTTCACCTCAATGTCTTCCAAGAAAGTAGATTTACCATGAGATGGTATACCAGTTATCACATAAAGCTTACCAGTTTGAAAAGTGCAAAGTCTATCGAAATCACTTCCGAAGTTCTTCAGCTCTTCACCTCTCTGTATTCCAGTGTTGTATAGCTCAACAATACTTTCAAGCTCTTCTTCAACGTCAACTATTCCTTCAATTGGTAGAGGAGAAGCACTTTCAATTAAGTGCTTTACCCCTTCTACTCCATGACTGACTAAAACTTCGTTGGCGTCTTTACACTCACTTTGATAGTGAACACGGTAACATCTCTCTTTCCCAAGTCTCCGTGACAACTCTTGGAAAAGGCTTTCTCCAGCGTCGTCGTTATCGACAGCTAGATAAATTTTTTCAACACCCTCGAAGTAATTAACACAGTTGTCCAAATAAACTAATTTTTGCGACCCTTTGTTTGCTCCATTTGGCACTGAAACAACATTCTTAAAGCCAGCCTCGAAAAAAGAAAGAGCATCAATCTCTCCCTCTGTAACGATTACTTCTTGCTCATTTACAATGTTGTCAAGATTATAAAATATCAGCTTTGCATCTTTGAACATCTTGAAGCCCTTACTAAATGAACGGTACTTCTTGTTTATTAGCGTGCTGTTTTGGTAGTAGTTAAAAACAACGACAGGAACTTTAGCATCATCTTGTGGCATCCACTCTTCCTCTTCAGTCACTTTCATGGCTGTAAGAGTAGTTTTCTGTATACCCCTCTCTTTAAAGAACTCTATGGTCTTTTCAGAGAGCGACTTATCCTTTACTTCTTTTGGTCTAGCGTAATTCTTGTCGTCTTCATTTGGCGCAGCACATCCTGACCAGCTACAGTAGTGGCATTTGAACATTCCGCTTACTATGTTCACAGAGAGCGACTTATCTTTCTTGTTGCTCCTTTTGTGATTACAGTTTGGGCATTTAACTTTTTGTTGGGCAGAGCCATCAACTCTAACCATTATGCCTTTTTCAATAAGATTGTTGACGATTTCACTCATTAGTAGACCATTGCTTTATCTTTGTTACTTCCCTTATCTAGTTCGTTTTTCTCTATGTGTGTTCTGAGCCAATTAAAGAAAAATGCTCTGTAATTTGACTGTCTTTTACCTTTACTGGCAAGCCAATCAATACATTTTCTGCGCTCCTTCTGTATCTGATTCTCATTCAGAACAGAGAACTCAGGCTTCTTCTTTATTTCTGATAGGATTACTTCTGCAAATAGACTATCGTTCCGTAATGATTCAACACTTTTGTAATGTGCTGTTTTCTTTTCACTCTTTTCCTTAGCGTCTTTACTCTCTTTGCTGTCATTTGTTTCTGTTTTTTTCTCTCTGTCACCCCAGCGTTTTTTAGCCATGTCACTATACCGCTTTCTCTTGGCTTCAAAAATAGCCATTCTTTCATTCAGGCTATTTGACCAGACAAATATACCATCTGTTTCTAACAAATCAAAATTCAAACAGTCATTTATAAATTCTTTGCACTCATCTGGAGAATTGAAAGACAATTCACTCGAAACCGAAGTAAGAACATAGCTTTTTTCAATCTCAATTTGGTACTCTTTCTCTTCTCTAAGCATTTCAATGAAGGCAAAGAACCTTCCATATCCAGCCCATCCGTGTTTTGACCTTAGAGCTATCAATTTAGGGTCTCTTCTCGCATTTGAATCATGTGAAAAGTAAAACTTATCCTTTGACTTCGTACCCATTTTCTTTCAGAATTTCATCTAACTGTTCGTAACTTTCTTTTATTTGCCATTCGTCCATCATAGACCTAGCTTTTTCTTTCCAAAACTTAACCTCTAAGTCTTTCTGCCTGAGCACATAGGATTTTACCCTTTTATATTCCCCAAGCTTAGTTTGTAACTTTGCTATTTCTTTTGACCTCTTAGACTCTGGTGGTGCTGCAATAACAAGTGCAGCTGTAATTTTGCTTTCCAGAGCATTAATGTCTAAATAGTCTTCCTTAGATATTTCTTTTGCTAAGTATTTAGCAATCTCTTTTATTCCTTCCATCTTTTCTCTCTCTTCTTTTGTTTCCTCTAGCTATTTCCGAAATTGTAGATAGCATGAACCCGAAAGCACCTACTATAACAACTACGGTTATCCAACCAATTGGTGAGAAAATTATAGCTACTAGAAACGACCATCTCTCGTCACTCATTTCTTCCTCCTAAAAATATTTACTGGCTCTTTACCAGCTTCCATCAGCTTGATGTCAACAATTCTTGCTGCTTCTCTTTCGTCTTCAACGAACTTATTTATACCTAATACAGAAGCTTTGTACATGAAGTTTTTATTCCTCTTATGCTGGTAAACATAAACTCTTTTGTATAACTTACTAATTCCTAGATATTTCCAGTCGTTGAGGTTTCCTCCAATGCTCATATTATGTTTTGTATTATGTAGTAAACAAATCTAGTCTGAATAATCAATATCTTCAATAGAAAAATCAACTCCAGTGTTTCTCGCTTTATCCAATATTTCATCATTCATCCTTCTAAATGTCTCAATCTGAGACTCGGCAGAAGTTTTGAATCCACAAGAACATTCGTATCTTGCTATTCTCCTGCTTTTCCCTAGTTTCGCTGGCTTGAGTACGACCAATTTCATTTCTTGACCGCACTCAGCACAAATGTTATCTTCCATCTCCTAAAAGTTCTTCGAGTGTTCTAGGAGTGTAACCAACATGCTCACAAGACACGCATATATACCTTTTATCTGGCTTGCTATTCTTATCAAGCACTAGCTTTTCGTGTATATGACCGTGAATATTGTATTGAACTCTGTATTCAAGTTCCATAGGGTGTATAGGGCAGTGAGTAAGGAAAAATTTACCATACTTCTTGCTGCTGTATCTCAACATCCCTCCAACTTTCTCAACATACTTCAACATTTCTTCAACGTGCCTTGGTTCATCATGGTTACCTAATACGACTATCTTCCTTCCATTTAGGGCGTCAAGACGGTAGTAATCATTCTTCGACTCCATTGTAATATCACCCAGAATGTATGTCAAGTCCTTTTTGTGAACTACATTGTTCCAGTTTTCAATTATCTTTTCGTCATGATAAAACTCGTCTTGGAATCCACGCCATGTAGCGCAATTCTTGTGTCCAAAGTGTAAGTCTGCGATAAATCGTACAACACTCATAGTTTAATATTCTTTAGCTTCCAAATGTAATCTGGGTCTGTGGCGTACCCGACATTTGTTAAAAATTCATAATAATCTCCTCCTTTGTATTTTCTGTCCTGCCACCTTTTGTAGTAGGCAACGCTAGCCTGCCAGCAGTCAAACACAAAATACTGTTTTCTTTTACTATTCCAAAATCCGAATAGATTTTTCCTGACCCTTGCATTGTATGACTTCAGCCATCCAGTCTCCAAGATAGCTTGTTTCAGCACAATATCTGGGTGTTTTATTTCGTTGTTAATTATCTCTAATTCAACATTTTCCAATGTTAATGGTTTGCAATCTCTAGCATCTGTAGCGAATGCACATGTTGAT